ATCATCGATGGCAAGCACGAGACACTCACCAAAGGCGCACTACCTGAACTACTTAGTAAAGCCTTAGGAGTTGCATTTGATACTAATGTTGGCCACGACTATATTGAAAACTATGAGGAAAGATTTGATTTTTACCACAAAGAAGAAGATCGTATCGCATTTGATCTCGAGTATTTCAACAAGATCACGAAGGGCGGTGTACCGAATAAAACACTTAACATTGCCCTTGCAGGTACTGGTGTTGGTAAGTCTTTATTCATGTGTCATGTCGCTGCTGGTGCTTTGGTAGATGGAAAGAACGTTTTATATATCACCATGGAGATGGCAGAAGAACGTATTGCAGAACGTATCGATGCTAACCTCTTGAACGTACCTATTGATCAACTTCCTAACTTATCGAATGAGATGTTTAGGACAAAGGTTGAAGACATCGCTCGTAAGACCAATGGTAAGTTGATCGTTAAAGAATACCCGACTGGATCAGCACACGTTGGTCATTTTAGGGCATTACTGAATGAACTCAAATTAAAGAGACAGTTTGAGCCAGATATCATCTTTATTGATTATCTCAATATCTGTGCGTCATCAAGAATGAAAGGTATGGGCGGTGCAATCAACTCTTACACTTATATCAAAGCAATTGCTGAAGAGCTTCGGGGTCTCGCCGTTGAGTTTGATGTACCTGTTTTTTCTGCAACTCAAACTACTCGTAGTGGATATTCGAATTCGGATGTTGGTCTTGAAGATACTTCTGAAAGCTTTGGTCTGCCAGCCACGGCAGACCTTATGTTTGCTCTCATCTCTACTGAAGAGTTAGAAGGCAGAGGTCAAATGATGGTAAAGCAGTTGAAGAACAGATATAACGATCCGACATATAATAGAAGGTTCGTGATCGGTGTAGATCGCGGTAAGATGAGGCTATTCGATGTAGATGAAACTGAACAAGACTTGACAGATGATACACCAGTATTTGATAAGTCTGCTATGCATGAAGAGACTAGCAAGTTTAAGGATTTTAGGATGTGAAAGTAGGGGTATCATTTAGCGGTGGATTAGACTCTATGGTACTAGCTTATGAGGTGTTACAGAGGTACGATGATGTAACGTTATTAACTGGTACTTCTACTGGATGGATAGTGAAAAAACATTATAGATATGGAGATACATACTTTACTCAAGATATCGTACTAAAGTTAGAAGAAAGGTTAGGTAAGAAGATAAAGCATGAACTGTTCCCAGCTGTATATTTTGGCCATGGAGAACTCAATGAAGAAATGCAAGTAGGTAGAGTAGCAGAACTACTATATGCGTACTACGTCAAAGGTAAATATGATATTGTATATCTAGGAAACAATGCAGTACCTGATGAACTGAGTCAATATCCTAGGTATTTTAATCAATATGAAGGTATACATGACTTTGGTAAACATAAGCTTGAGATAAAGATACCATATAAAGACATCTTAAAAGATGAAATATATAGAAAGGTAATTGATTATAAGTTAGAGGATATAGCTAGATTGACTGTCTCGTGTGCACATGCTATACCTAACTATCAGTGTGGAGAATGTTTTGGTTGTAAAGAAAAACATTGGGCTGAAGAAAAAACAGGAGTAGTACTATGAAATATAAAGGTCCAGAAATAAGCACATATTGGGGTGATGACGAGTACAAACGACGTAGAGCTAGTGTGATGAAGAATACATACGGCTATTATGTGGATATGTGGGAAGATGATCAGTTAATTGAGAGTAGGACATTATATGATCATAGCGAGATCTATGCTGAAAACTGTGCTGAAAACTATGTGTTAGGTATCATAAATCCATGAAAGATCGAAAGATCCTTTTTATTACTGATCTTATAGATCAAAGACTTAGAAAAGAAAAAGAAATCGCGTATTATGAGAAAGAGCTTGAAGAGATAACTAAAAAACTCTTCTTCCTAAAAAAAGAAAAAGATCTGACAGAATTGATCATCAACATAATACAGAATGAAAAGGTCATTGATATACGTGAAAACATCTATGATCAGATAGGACAAGATGCGGAGAAACTATGATCGTAATACCAAAAAATCCAGAATCTTTCTTAGATGTACCGGGATTTAATAATCCTATACATCTTAAACATTTGTCTGAATATATTTCAAAACTAAAAAGTGGTCGGATATTAGAAATTGGATGCGCATGGGGTGGTTCAACGTGGGCTATTTTAGATGCTATTCAACCTAAAGTAACTTTGACTACAGTTGATACGTTTGGTATGAATCATCCTGATTTGAAAATGCATCATTATCGAAATGTAAGTAAAAAGCATTCAAAGAATCCATCTGTAATGTATGGTATGAATATATATTTAGAAAAAAATCATCGAGCAGTATTTGATCATTTTATCTCATATCATCCTAAAAGAAGACATCTAAGGAAGGTGCATCAAACTACGAGCATCGAGGTTCTTAAAGATGATTCGAACTGGGATCTCGCGTATATCGATGGATTACACAGCTATGAAAATGTTAGTCGCGAACTATTTTTACTCAAAAATGTAAAGATGATTTGTGGCGATGATTATCATCCTACGCATGAGGGTTGTATGAGAGCCATCGATGAATTTAGAGAAAAGAATCCTGATAGAACTTTTTACCATGATCCATTCGATTGCGGATCTGGTTTTTGGTCAATAACATTAGAGGAATATGAGATAGAAAATGACCGCACGACTGATTAGTTATTCACAACCATTTTTACCACAGGATGGAGCAGATGCAAGTATCGAAGAACTCATATCGTATTGTGCCCGTGTCTCGAACCCCTCGAACCAAAATAACTCCGAAACCTCGCAAAAACTATTACGATATCTCATCAAAGAAAACCACTGGTCGCCTTTCGAAATGGTTAGCGTTTGCTTAGAGGTAAACACTACAAGGGATATTGCCAGACAGATATTGAGACATCGATCATTTTCGTTTCAGGAATTTAGTCAGCGATACGCAGATCCAACAAAAGACTTGAGTTATAGTTTTCGTAATGCTAGATTACAAGATCCTAAAAATAGACAGAATAGTATTGAACTGACTGAGATGTCTGATGTCGATGAAAGAGTAGAATTACAATTAAATTGGTTTCATAAACAGGCAGAAGTATACGGTGCAGCAAAGAAATCATACGAATGGGCTATCGAAAATGGCATTGCTAAAGAACAAGCTCGGGCGGTTTTACCGGAAGGTATCATGGACTCTCGACTCTATGTTAACGGAACCATCCGGTCCTGGATACATTATATCGAGCTACGCTCTGGACATGGAACCCAAAAAGAACATATCGAGGTCGCGCGAGCATGCGCTAAAGCAATCGAGCCAGTCTTCCCAATGATCACAGAGTTCTGTCATTAAAGTTGTTAAAACTTAACAAAACTTTAACAAAACAGGGTCGATAATAGCTATACATAATTACATGAGGACGGTTGAGCGTCCTCTTTTTTCAATCAAACATAGGGAAAAGTAATGAAAAAACTTCTTTTAACCGCAATGATCGTGCTTGCGGCCTCAAATGCGTACGCACGTGATCAAATTCGCATCGTTGGTTCTTCAACGGTTTATCCATTCGCAACCATCGTTGCAGAAAAATTTGGCCAAATAGGTAATGCAACACCTATTATTGAATCGACTGGCACAGGTGGAGGAATCAAACTCTTCTGCTCTGGTATTGGTATATACACACCAGACATCACAAACGCTTCACGCGCAATTAAGAAATCTGAAGCTGCACTCTGTGAAAAGAATGGAGTAAATTTCCAGGAGTTCGTAGTAGGCAATGATGGATTGGCATTTGCCTCTTCATCCAAGTCTAAGAGAATGGATCTTGGTATCGAACATATCGCTGTAGCTCTATCGGCTGAGTATGCAGACCAATTACAAACATGGGCAGATGTTGATGCCTTTGTTGCAAAGCAAACAAATACCGTTAAGATTGGTCTTCCTAAACGTAAGATCAACGTAATGGTTCCACCACCGACCTCAGGTACTCGTGACGCTATGGGCGAACTGTTCATGAAAAAAGGTTGGAAGAAGTTAGGCCTGAAAGGTGATGGATATAAGAAACTCCGTGAAGATGGCAAAGCTATCGAGATGGGAGAGAATGATAATCTGATGGTAGAAAAGCTGGTCATTGAGCCAACAGCATTTGCTATCTTTGGTTATTCGTTCTACGACACAAATCGTGATAAAGTACAAGCATCAAAGATCAACGGTGTTACTTTAACCTTTGACACTATTGCATCATACGAATATCCTGGTGCACGTCCTCTGTTCTTCTATGTGAAGACTGATCATGCTGCCGTTATCCCAGGACTGAAACAATTCGTAGCAGAATTCATTTCAGAAAAGGCAATGGGTATGGATGGTTATCTGTTCCCGGCTGGTCTTGTACCACTGAGTGCATCTGACTTCCAAACACAGATTGCATCATTGCAAAAAATCAAATAAAAAAATTAAAAAAAGTGAAAAAAACGTGAAAAAGGGGGTTTACAAACCCTCTTTTTTATGGTAGAATAGTACCATAATTAAAGAGGAGCTAATTATGAAGTTTACAGTTTATCAAATGATCCCTTCACATCGTACGTATCTTGCTGAGCACAAGTCAGATGAGTACTTCCAAGTCTCATTTTATGGCAATGTTCCAGCATCATTATTCCTTGCGCATTATGGTAAAGTATGTGAGATTGAAGCTTCTGATCTTAACGAAGTATTTGAGATTGGTAACATTGGTCCAGAAGAAAAGATCACTCGCTTGGATCGTATGCATTCAATCAGTGTAGGTGATGTGATTAAAGCTGAAGATGAAAAGCTATTCATCGTAAAGCGTTCAGGGTTTGAACGCTTTGAAGAGGCAGCATAATGAAGTATCTATTTTTTGGTGCTTGTGCTGCTGCTTTTTTAGGTGGTCTTATTACAGGTGAATCAGCATTCGGTGCTGAAGCAAAGGCAGATATATGGCATACTCCTCAATCAGAGATAGAATGTATTGCTAAAAACATCTACTGGGAAGCACGAAATCAACAAACGAAAGGAATGATCGGTGTCGCTCTTGTCAGTCGTAATCGTGTTATTGATAATCGCTTTCCTCACTCATACTGTGAGGTTATTCAACAAGGACCTACACGCAAATCATGGAAAGACCCAAACGTGGAGATCCCACTTCGCGACCGGTGCCAATTTAGTTGGTATTGTGATGGGCTCAGTGATGATATTCCTACTGTTGACCGTGACGTCTATCAGTTTGCTCTTTCCATTGCTTTTAAGATCTATTATGGAGAGCTTACAGACTTTACAGATGGAGCCACTCATTATCATGCTACCTACGTAAAACCAGAATGGGCATCAACAAAGACAAAGACTATTAAGATTGATGATCACATCTTTTATAGATGGGAAAGTGGAGAAAAACGTGATTTTTAATTATGACACAATGGATTTTGAAGAACCAAATTATAAATTCAATGAACGTGAGTTGATTGAAGAGTTTCAAGAGTATATTGATTCTACCTATCAAGGACACTATTCAAAAGATAAATTCCAAGCAACTGAGTTTATCATTGATGGTGGTCATGGTACAGGTTTTTGTGTTGGTAATGTGCTAAAGTATGCGCAACGATATGGGAAAAAAGGTACACCTGCTGACGCTAGAAAAGATTTGCTTAAAGTTCTTCATTATGCTTTGATTCAATTGTATATTCATGATCAAACACATCATGAAGAATCAGAAGAATAATACTAAAAAAACGATTATGATTATCAACCTAATCAATCGCTAGCTGACCCTTCTTAACAGGTTTACATTCCCAATAACGAGGCTTGAATCCAGGCATCCAAGTGTGCACAGCTTGACTCATTTCTAGGGCTCGAGCCTCGCACCTTTCATAGGTTTTGTATGGTCCCCATTGATCATCTAACCTTACACATTGATTAGGATCAGAAAGCAAGCATGCATATACTAACGCAATGAACATATAGCTATATCTTCCTTGATTCTTCTAGCACGCATATAGTGTTTACACTCTACATAAGTGTACGAATTTTCTATCTTATCATATATGATAGCTGCATATAATATTACTCCTATCATATACAACAATGATATGATAAAAAATACTAACATTAGATTGCGTACAAAACGGTGTATATGAAAGCAAATACAATGAAGAGGATAACAGAACCAACTATGAATATGATTTTCATCATCTCCCAAAACTCTTCTTCTTCTTGAAGCTTCTGCGCACGAGCTTTCTTAGCAGCTTCTTTAGCTTCTTCGATACGTTGCTTTCTAAGGTCTAATATTTTCTGCCACGTACCTGGACCAAAGCGCATGTCGATCAAAGTACGCATCTCTTGCATCTTTTCTTCAGCTAGTTTGGCGTCAATCACTTCTTGAGCTACTGATTGGATACCAAATTGATCACCTAA